CCATACATAACACCCAGACCAATTGTTTTTGCTAATCTTCTGTCCACTCCTGCCATGTCTGCTGTTTGTTGGTGAAAGTCTAAATCTTTCTTTTGATATGCTTCTTTTACATCATGTGCACCCGGTTGGTCCACGAGGCACGCCCAATGTGTCAAGAGTCTTGGTTCTTGTTGCGAGTAATCTGCCTTGAGCCAATATTGACCCATCTCAGGAATGAATAACTTCCTAACGTCTTTCGCAAACTGACCACGGCTGGGTACCTGCTGTAAGTTAGGGTGATTATAAGAAAAACGACCAGACACAGTACCACCAGTGTCAGACCTAATTTGATTAATATGTGCATGTATTCTACCCTCCTGTGTATAAT